TGCCACCATTACCACCATTTGCTTGAATTAAACCACCACCATCTATACTTGGAGCAGCAACGAAAACAACTCCACCACCACCACCCCCACCACCGGAAGTAGCAGTAGTTCCTGTTGCTGATTTAGCACCTGAACCACCACCGACTGAAGGAGTCATTTGTTGGTTTGCTCCACCAATATTTACGAATTTATTTAAGTAATTAACAATGTTTGAAGTGATATGACTTCCACCATCTGAATTTGCAGGTGTAGTTAAGTTTGTAGTTGTAATCATGCCACCTTCAAAAGTAGCAGCACTTGCTCTACCTGCACCACCCCTACCACCTAATCCACCTACCCATGTGTTTGCTGTAGGTGTTGCTTGTGCAGTTCCATTAGCACCGGCAGAACCTGTTCCAAGTCCGGCAGCACCTGCTCCACCTGCTTTGAAGAATCCACCTGTAGCACCTGTTCCTGCTGTAGCACCGGAAGCATTTCCACCATTATTTCTAACTGTTCCATAACATTGAAAAATATCTCTACAAAAAATTCTATATCCTGCTGTTTCTAAAATTATTGATTGATATAACACAAGTGCTTCGGCATAAATATCTCTTGTTAATGTGTAAGTATCAGTTCCATTAAAAGTCATGTAAGGGACATTGTAATTAGAACCATCCATGTAAATAATTCCATCAGCACCGTTTCCATAAAATGCTTGTGAGTTATCTCCGGTGTTAGTTCCTGCTACATTTAATGCTTGTAATGAACCTGTAAATCTTCCTGCACCGGTAACATCTAAAGTATATGTTGGATTCAAATTTCCAATACCTACTCTACCTGAACCTTTGATAACCATTTTTTGTGTTTGTAATCTATCTACAGTTCCTGATGAACCGGCAGTTGTAGTCCAAAACTGTATGTCAGAACTTCCACTTCCTGTCGCTACTCCTGACCTTAAAATCAAATTTCCACCGGCAAGGTTTGTTCCATTTTGTATTGCTGCACCTGCTTTTATATCTAAACTTCTACCAACTGTTACTGTGCTTCTATTAACATCAATAACTTTGTTAGATGCCCCATCAAATGTTAGGTTTGTTCCTGTAAGTGGGATATTAGATAAATCTAATTTTAGATAAGCACCGTTAATTGTGTTTAATGGAACATTTTTCCATAAACTTGTAGATGATTCGTATTGTATTAAATCTCCGTTACCAACACCAACTATAGAAACATTATGTAGTTCTTCAAGTTCAAAACCATTTTGTATAACAACAATTAGTTCTCCACTTGCTGTTGCTTTAGTAACTATTCCAACTCTTACCATGTGAATTGGTGCTGATGGTTTAGTTGATGTAAATTCTCCTGCAGTTGTTCCTGATAAATATAAAGTTTGTCCGGCAGTGTATGAAGATAAATTAAGACCTGAAATAACACCATTTGTTACAACCCAACCGTTAGCATTATTTGATATATCTTCGGCAACAAATCCGATTGTAAATGCAGATGTTGCATCTGATGATGCTAATGCTCTTGATATAAGTGGGGTGTTTCCATTAACTCCGGAAATATAAACAATAGTTCCTTTTGTCATTGTAGTTCCACTTTCGTTTCTAACTCTTTTTGGTAGGACTAACTCCTGACCTAAAGCAACTTGAACATTACCACCGGCAAGACCAAGTTTAAGGTTAGCGTCAGTTGCGTTGTAAGCAACTTGACCTTCTACCGGTAAAGTGGTGTTTGTTACATCAAATTGTGCTGAATCAAGCGATATGTTTGTAAATGAAGTCTGTAGATTATTAAAACTTATTTTCTTTGAAGTAGGTGAAGTAGTAGTATCAGTAACAAGGTATAAATCATCTGATTCTGCTGCGTTTGATGCTGCTGTTAATGCCGATAACTTTTGGTCTGCCATTACTGTTTAGTAAATAAAGTCCAAGTGTTATTGGTGTTTTTTTCATCAACCCAAATGGACAGTTTGTAGATTACTCCTTCATAATCATAAAAAGCATTGATAGTTGTATAAATATCCGGATTGTTTTGGTCATCCCAATCCATGCCTTGAACTCTTTCAAGTTGCAACTTAAATGGTTTTTGAGCAATATCAAATGCTCTAAACTTTGGATTCCCACCTTTTGAAGGTAAGTTCCATCTTTGTCCGGAATTTGTGTATAAAGATAATGATGTGATTTCAAGATTGTTTTCAGTTACATACTGAATCATCTTGTTCCATGCTGATAGTTCGCCCTCTACTTCAATAAAGTTACCTTTACCTTCATATAAGGTTTCACCGTTATTTAATGATACTTGCCATTTAACATTGTGTTCCATAGTCTTTTGCCTATTTTTAATTTAAGTTGTAGTCGTTACTCGCCTACTAATTTAGAAATATGTTAATTCTATTCTTAATCTAAATGCTGTTTTAAGACCTACTGTGTCAGGTGAAGCACTTGTTAGGATATAGAAATCGTGTGAAGTAGATGCTGCTTGGTCATTTAATGAAACTGCTGCTGCACTTCCTTCTGCTGCTGTCCAAGTTGAATCTCCTTGTTCTGCTGCGTAATAAGTAATTTCAGTTGGCACTGCTGTTGTAGTTGTTCCATCATAAGCATAGAAAACTGCTGCAGTAGTTTGAACTGAAGTTCCATGTGAAAAGTTAATTTTTAATGGTGAGTTTGCAGTTGTAACTGTGTTTAAGTTCTGCGAAGCACCACCACTGATAGAAACTGTAGAAGATGTTAGGTATTTAGAATTTTTAGGAGTATTACCGGAAGATTTATCTCCACCAACTGATGTTTCAACATGAGTTGTATCATTAAAAGAACCAACGGTTATTGGTGAATTAAATGTTGCTGCAGCAAACTGAACATAGTCAGTAGCGTCAATGGTTGTTGGTGATGTTCCTTGTAAATACCAAGTAAATGTTGCCATTTATACCCTTCTAAAATTCTTAAATACGATTGGTGCTACCCACCACTCCATACAGTATAGGAGTGGCAGGTTAGCGAGAAGTTATGCTTTGATAAATAATTCTACCAATGCTTTTCTTCTTTCATCAGCAACTTTTGCTCCATAAACATATAAAGATTTATATGCTTTACCGAAGTTACCAATGATGTCTTGCTCAACTTGATTTCTTACAAGTCCCATAGCAAAACAGATTGCAGATTTATGACCACCTAGACATCTGTATCCGTCAGTAGCGTTTCCTGTGATTCTGTCGTCTGAAACTTCATAGACATTGAATCCTGCGAATTGACCACTTAACATACCGTTTAGAACTGCTGTTCTACCGGATTCAGTTCCTTGAGAAATAAATTCAGGTGCTTGTCTAATTAAAGCAGCAATGTCAGCAGGGACTACCATGAATCTGTTGTCGTAAGGAATTTCAGCATTTGTTAAAGTTGCTGCTGCTTGTGTCATGTATTGGAAAATTGTGGATTTAGTTACAGTTAAAGCAGTATTTGCTTGAACAATGTAGGTTGCTCCTGCAGCGATTGCTCCACCGTCATAACCACCAACTGTTACAGGTGCTCCTGTAAATGGGTCAGCAAAACCTAAATCATCAACATCATTTTCAATTACGATATGTGTTGCATCAGTAAAAGTTTTAACTCTATACCATTTTGATTGTCCTGCTGCTTTGAATCCTTTTCCTACCATTGCAGAAGTAAAGGTTGTTCCTGTTCCTGTAACTGCACCTGTTGTAGCAGCAATTTCTACAGTTCCGGTTGTGTAATCAGTTCCGATTCTGTTTCCTGCAGCAACATCAGAAACAAATCCTAGAACAAAAGTATCAACGACTTTTTTAATTTCGTTTCCTACTTGTTCAACGATTGTGTTTTCAGGATTTTTGATATAAGACCTAAATGTGTCCCAATCTTTAACCTTGAAATAGAAATACTTTTTTTGGTCTGTGATTAACTGTGCATTAGATTCTGTTAAATCTTGTGCAGTCATATCAGCACCGGTGTAGTTTTGAGCAGATAGTTTTCCAAATGTTAAAACATTAAGGATTGATGAAGTATCTTTAATTTGACCTTCGTAATCGCTGTTTGTAATAGCATCTGAAACAGATTTCATATAGAACACTTTTAATGCTTGTGATGCAAATGCTTCTATAAGTTTGTTTGGATATGTTGCCATAACAATACCTTTCAATTAAATTTATACTTATTTTCTAAATTCAATTAAACTGTCCTGTTATGCAGGGTTAGTTTGAATTACTATTTCAATAATAATTGAACATCTTATTTAATGTCAAGTAATTCTATAATTCTATGTTAATTTGACCGGATTTAATTAGTCGTCTGTATTCTTTAGGGTCGTTTTCTCTAATAAATGCTGCTTGTGCATCACTTATACCTGCAGACTTAATTGGTGCTGCAGTAGAATTACCACCGGATAAAAGAACTGACTTCTTTGGTGCTTGTTTAATGCTTCTTTCGGCACTGAATAAGAAGGATGCAACAAGGTCATCTAAATCTACTCCCCTTCTTGATTCCTTCATAGCAAACTTTTTGAAGTCTGCTCCAAGTGAATTAAGTGATGGGTATTTAGAATTATCAACTGCATCTTCAATAAATGAATCTACTTTGGTTGCCCAAGCGTCAATTTGCTTTGATTCCTGTGCGACATTAAGTATTTTTTCAAATCTTTTTTCATTGATATAGTTAGTCATTAAAACATTTTGAGAAAACTCATCTAAATCGTCATAATCTGCTTTTTTTGTTCTTGCATACTCTCTCATTTCATCAAGTGTAGGTTCAGCAATGTTTGCTGCTTCTTCAATAACTTGATTTAACTTCTGATTTTTGAAATATAGTGCTGATGCTTCTCTTGTAGATTCAACAAACTTGTCTTTGTAGTCTATTTCTTCTTCAGGTCTTTGATTATTGCTTGGGATATTAGTAATGTTTGCTTGATTATTATCAAAATTACTTTCCAAATCTTCAGAATTTTCTTCTGAATATTCTTCGTTGTTGTTTTCAATTTGTGTTTCATTTTCTACTATTGGTTCGTCTATAGATGACAAATCAAACTCTCTATTTCTATTGTCCATAATTTCCTTTCAACAGTTCCGGCGTAACCGGAGTTAGTTATTTTGTTACTTTTTTTCTTGTAGTCTTTTTTGGTTCGGAAGATTCTTCTTCTACAACCGGAGCAACTACGGATGCACCTAAAACTTCTGCATAAAACTCTCTTTGAATAGGGTTTAGTGCATCTCTCCTTGCTTTTAAGAAGGAGATTTCATCTTGTGATAGTGCGTTAATAGGTTTAGATAAGATAAAGTTAAATCTTTCAAGTGATTTGGAATCCATGTGTAGATTATAAGTAATAAATTTGTGTTTAGTCAAGGGTGAGAAGATATTTCACTTCCCACCCTGCCGTTTCTTGAGTTCTGTGAAGGTTACCGGTCTGCCGGTATAGTTCCCATAATGAATCAAGTCATGGCAATAGGGGCAAACCGTAAGCAAATTGTCCGGATGGTCTGAACCCCCAAATCTTCTCCATATTATGTGATGGACTTCCAAGATGTAGTCTGAAGTCTTGCCACCACGACTACAAAACTTACATTTGAAATCATCCCTTTCTAATATGGAATACCGGACTTCTTTTGAGATGTGTCCCAACTACTCATCCCACAAAAGACTTGCATGGACTACATGGTATCCAAGTGCAAAAAACGGTTGTGCCATTTCTGCTGCTTGAAACATATAGTCGTCATAGACATCTCTCCGGTAGGTGGCAACTATCCGGATTTCAATCCCATCCTTAACCATCTTAACCATGACCTTCATGCTGTCCCCCTTTTAGGAAGTTGAAGTTTTGTAAGTAGAACTTGTGTAGCGTGTATCCTTCGTCAAGATAAGGTTTAGCGTGGTGATAAACCGTTTCAATAACTACTGTTGAATACAAACTATGCGATTCTCTTACTAAAGACACTTCATCTAACCCACGAATCAGAATAATCACAATCTGAAAAGTGTATTCCGGCATATCTTCTCTCCTTACTATGCTCTATTTAATTGTAACTGCGATATTTATAAAAAGTAAATTAACAATCCCATCTGCGTCTTGCAGCAAGTCCCCTTTCACCCTTCCACGACCTGCTTCTTGCACAAAATGATTTCTTTCGTGCAGCATCTGCTTTAGTCTTTGGATTTGGTGCAGGTGGTTTTAAGTTAGAACCTGTTTCTCTGTTATATTTAGCACGACCTTTTGCTGTTAGTCCTGCACCTTTAGAAACCGGTAATTTCTCACCACGACCAACAGACAATTTAACTTGTGGTTTATTTCTTCTTTTTTCCATAGGTCTTTAACTTCGCAAATTCTTTAGGTGCTATTGTTGATTTTGATTTAGGGTTTGATGTTCCCCTTCTTTTAGCAAGTGCTATGTTTTTAACCAAACTATTTTTCATTGATTTTAATTCTTTTATTGTTTTCATTTTTTCTTTATTGCATCCCTTAAACTAAATCCCATAAGTGCCAAGAATAGGGTATCAAACATATTAAATTGTTCTTCTGTTATGTATCCCAAGTTATATGCCAAGATTGTTAAAAACATACCCAATACTGCAGCATAGGTCTTTGAACCATCAAGTTTTGTCCATAACTGAACAAGGTCTATAAATGGTGGTTTAGTTGGAGTAGGTTCAGTTTCAAATTTCTTTGGTCTTAACCATCCAATTACTTTTGGATTTGTATAGTTATGTGTCTGAAAATGGCATAACGAACCCATTGGATAGTTTTGGTCAAATGAAGTAAATGTATTAACATCCCCACTTTGAAATATAGCAACATGACCGTCAGGAAAATTCTTATCATTTGCCCAAATAATAATGTCGCCTTCTTGTGGAACTCCTGTAGGTGTATTTTCTATTCTTGTAAAATGTGGGTTATTTTTGCCGTAGTCCCAAATTTGATAAGCACTCATTACCGGAAACATTTGAATTGGATTTGTAATCCCAAGAACTTCTACCAAGTATTGATTAAAACTATCAACACACTGATTTCCGTATCTTCCATCATAATCTATTTTTTTGTTGTTATATTTTTCAAAAAATTCCTGTGGTTTCATATATTTCCTTACTTAACTAAATGACTTATCGCAATTTGAATTGCCATAGCAAGACCAATACCAATGTAAATAAATTTAGATAGTCCGTCTAACTTTTTCTCAATAGAAGGTAGTCTGTGTTTGACTACATCTTCAAGGTTTTCCTTGATGTTTTCAACTTTTTCTTCTAACTTTGCCATACGAATATCTAAACTCATAAATTTTATGGACTATGCCATCATCCTTTTTCTTCTCATCATTTGTTTTGGCATCTTTTTCTCAAGTGGTTTCATTTTTTCCATCTTTTTTGTTGATGGTTTCATTGTTTCTATTGCTTTTTGTGCTGCTCTTTTGCCTAAATCTTTAAGCATCTCTAATCTTTTTTTATTTACATCATACTGTGGCATCATAAAACATTTCCTTTCTCTAAATTATTACTTAAATGTTCTAATCTTTTCTTAATTTCTTCATATGCTTGTTCAGGTTGAATTAAAAATTTCTCAATTAAAATCATGTTTTCAAGTCTTGCTTGTAGATTGATTATCTTTTCTTCGTCTTTGACCGAAGTTTTGCATAGTGTTTCAGCAATATCATCTTTTAGTTTAGTGATGTATTTTCTGATGTCTGAAACTTCAATCTGTTTGGACTTGTATCCGGCAACAAGATTCTCATAAGTTTTGAGTTCATCATAATTTAATTTTGAAGGGTCTATTCCAAACATATTATCTTCCTGTTAAATCCGGCATGGATGGTATTTCGCCTTGTGGTAATGCCATCATTTGTGGCATATCTTCCTGCATGATTTCCCCTTCTATAGCGTTTGATGTATCAAGACCAAGTGTTGGTTCAGGTTCTGCACCTTGTTCTTCAAATTCTTCCACCTGTGAAATTTCTTCCGGAGTAAGTCCGGCAAATTGTAATAGATGTCTTTTATAAATTTCTTGTAGTGGTTGGTTATTGGCATGATTCCAACTGCTGCTTGTAGTTTTTGGATGTTATCAATATCTTGTTGTTGCTTGTCTTTAAGCATTTGAACTTCAACTTGGTAACCCATTTTGTTTTTGAAATCTTTGGTTGTAATTTCTCTTGTGTAGATTTGTAGTCCCTTTTTACCATTTTTAGTAACAAGCACCGGAACAAGTGAATCTACTGCTGATTTAGTTAATTTGGCAAATTTCTCACCTAAATCTTTCCAATCTTGGTCAATAAACTTCTGAATTGATTCAACTCTTTGTTGAGCATTTGCTAACGCTAATTGAACTTCACCTAAAGTTACTGCTTGTTTTTCAACTACTCCTTGTTGAGTTGCTGTTGCTGCTGTTGCCTTTTCAGCAAGTCCTACAACATATTGAATCTCATCTAAAGATTCAGATAAGTCCGGAATCTCAACCGGCATCATAACTTCATTAGGATTACCGGCAACCGGATAGAATCCAAATGGTTGTGGTGTATAAGTCTGTGGAACGAAGTTAGGATTGGTTGCATTGTAGTAAGTCATGCCGTAGTTTCGGAGTTGTCTGTTCTCAACAAGTTGGGACATCCATGAATTTACAATCTTGTTTGGTGTTCTAATAACATCTCCTGCACCGTCTGACCAAAAGTCAGTTCTTTCAATGTCAGTTGCCCATGAAGTATAAGGGAAATGGTCGTGCCAAAAATCATCTTCAGTTTCTCCAAGTAACTCATAAAGTCTTGCCTTGTATAACTTATAATAAGAAGAATCAGCGACTGCTACAACATAAACAAATATCAAGTTTTTCTTGTGTTCTTCGCAATACTCATATTTATAAACTTCATTAAGTTCAATAGTCATAGCACTAACAGTTGGAGTATAAGCATCCATAACTCCCATAGTTGCAAACCTTCTATCTCTATCAGTGTTGTATTCGTAAGTTGTGTCTTGTGCTAATGTTTGGTCTTTATTTGCGTAATGGATTCGTAATTGTTCTTTACCTTTTTCATCATATTCTTCGTTGTTTAGTATATCTTCTAAAGTTCTGTAGATTCCGGTCTGCATGATAAATCTTGCACCGTCAAAATTTACCGGATTAACAAATCTATCAACGAGCATATCTCTTGGGTCTATAACTTCCATTGTGATTTTGCCGTATTCAATATTTAACTTCTTAAAACTTCGCCCAAAAAGTAATGCTTGTTTTCTATCAACTTCAGCAAGTTGGTCTATGTTATTTCTGTCAGCACACTCCTTCCAAAATTCATTGAAGTAAATCTCTTGTTCTTCTTTATTATCTAAATTCTTGAAATATAGTTGTGGGGTTTCGTTCAAGTCCTTCATGATTGTATTGATTGCATACTTCATGAGTGGCACATTAACCGATTGTCTTTGAATAAGTCTGTTGGTTACTACTTTGTCCCTATAAAGAAGGTAGTTATCATCCCAATCTACTAATCTTCTTTCTTTGAACTTAAATGCCGATTGTTTGTCCTGTTTGATTGATTCAATATCGGCATCAACAAACTGTTTATATTCTTTGTCCATAATGAAATTGTATGTATCAATTTAATTTTTATCAAGTTGTAATTTGTGCAGTATCTTTGGTAAATTTATTTGTTACTTCAAGTTAGTGGTTGGGTTAAAGTTGTAAAGTGGTGTTAAGGTGTTTAAGGGAGTTAGTCCCCCTATAATCCCCCATTACTAGGTTCATATAAATATAACTGTGTTCCATTTTCTCTTGGAGTTATATTACCTATCACATCAGACCTACATGGTTAGTAAGTGGGAGAAGAATCTGTTAGGTTCAATGCACCTTCTCCATTATGTCCTTGCTCTTGGTATTTCTCTTGCCTAATCGTTAAGTGTATGTCCCTGATGCCCAAGTATAGCGAATCAGAATTTCTTTATTGTCGCACTCCGACTTCTTATAAGTCCCACGACTAAATCAATAATACTAAATCTAAATATAAGTTCAAGATGCTTGGTAAAAGAAATATGGGGAATTGCCATAACTTCTATCAATATCTTCACTTGTTAGTTGTTCTTTGAATACTTTGAGTCTTGGCACATTTGTTTGGTCATAAGGAACTATAAAGTCCGGATTATGCCATCTCAAAAGATTATTAGGTGGGATGCAGAAGTTACCGTCATCAAGCACTATAAACTGATAGCATTTAGAATCTTGGTCGTTTGAATATCCTACATTGAGTTCGTTTAGGTCGCCTTCGTAATCATCAATGGTAAATAGATAAGTTCCACTTCTCCAAACCCCATCTCTGCAATGAACATCTACCCTTTTGTTTTGTAGGAAAGCAAATGTAGTTACTGCTATATTGTTTGATTGGCAATCCCAAGTCTGAAGAAGTGATAATCTTTTTTGTTCGTCATCAGATAATGGGTCAAAATCTTCTTTATGAGCAAATGCACTTATTGGCATGTTCCAAAAGATAGCACCGATTCTTGATAAGAAATGAAAGTGCATAGGTCTATTAAGCATGGATTTAACTCCAAAAATATATCCTTCAAGATGTTCTTCGTATCCGGTGTATTCCTTCCTGATAAAGCATTGTATATACGGTATGTTAGCGTTTAGTTGTGCCATATTAGTTCCATCCAATTCCACCAAATGGATTTGTTACTCCTTTTTGCTGTAAATACTCTGCAGGTGGCATATAAAAGTCATGCGAAGTATCAGGGATTGCTGCTACAAAATACATACGCATCATGAGAGTATCAGCATAATCCGGCGACCTTCCAATGTTTTCTTTTATATCTTCTTTGGGTATGATTTGAAGTGGTGCATCAGTGCCGGTATCAACTCTTTTTATTTGCATCAATTCTTCTATGATTTTATATTTAACTTCTTCACTGACCGGTGCTGTAATACTGACCCTTCTGTTATTAACGGCGTCAGCAAGAAGGAAGTAACACTGACTTCGTAGGTTCTTGTAGTTAGGTTTGGTAATGTAATTTGCCGGTGCATTGGTGATATTAGTTCGCACATCTTCACTTTTGGATAACGGACTCCTACCACCCATAAAACCGTTAATTCCTTCCAAATGGTCTAACACCCCACCCCCTACTCCATCTTCGTCTATAATGGCATTTTTGAACGGTATAAACTCTTTATGAAGCATGTCCCTAATATCATTTTCAGTTTGCATAATAGACTGTTTGTTTCTATCTTCTAATCTAATTAAGTTCATGCCACGCCATACCCCATAGACTATTTTGTCTGAACCAAACCTTGCAATATCAGCACTGAAATATTTATCTTTTGAATCTTCCAAGCGATTGGTAAATAAGTCTAACACTGCTGAATAGTTAAAGATTGCCAAGTCATCAGTGGTGTATTCCCATAGTCCATCTCTTAACCTTGCTCTTAAAGTAGCATCACTGATTGTTTCAAGTTGTTGTGCATAAATATCTGCTGTGTGTGGATTATCTTTGTATAACGATTGGATGAACTTATAGTTTGCCGGAAGGTTACCGTTCTTATATGGTTCGTAAAAGACTTTATAGACCCAATTCCTTGTAGGGTTACATGTTAAAAAGAATTTAGGTGGAGTTAGTCCATACTCTGTGTTTAATTGCCTACCAATCCTTGATTTAAGGGTATCAAATGCTTTGAAGTCCCACTCTCCTACTTCTTCTCCAAACCCACCTGTAAATTCAATAGAACCAAGTCTTTCGTATTCAGGGTCTGAAGGTTGGTAAGCGACATCAAGTAAGTCAATTCTTGAACCATTAGCAAATTGAATATAGTGCATCTGTGAATTTAATGTCCAATCATTTGCCGGAATATTGTGATGCCTTGTAACCTTAACCCATGTTTGATAAGTGGATGCCATGAGTCTTTTTAACTCTTTTCTTGCTATAAACCACCTTGTATTAGGATATAGGTAGCAGTTAGTCAGTAACCACTCGCAACCAATCCATGACTTACCCCCACCGGCAGCACCACCAAATAATAGGAAGTTAGTTTGTTTGTCCTGCAGAATCTGAAATGCTTGGTGTTGTTTCAGCGTTGGTTTCAGTGTTGGATTCATCTGCAATCTCCCCTTCTATAACTTGACTTGGTAATACATAATTAAACCCTGTAATAGGTTTTCCACCGGTAGTTAAATCAACTTCGGTCTTGACCCCAAACTCTGCTTTTTTCTTTCTCTCAAGGAATTTTAATGCCAATTCCGGATTCTCTTTAACACCCTTCATCAGCGTTCTTCTTGCGATTGCGAACTGATTCTCTTTTAATTCTTCCTTCCTTGTAGCAAATTCCGGATTTTTCTCAATGTATCTATAAAATGTTGAACGGTCAATGTTTGCAATTAAACATGCTTCGGCGTCAGTATGACCTATAAGAAATGCTTCTTCCAAAATCGCAACAACTTCAGGGGTAATAATAGGTTTTCTACCAACACTTTTATATCTAACTTCATGGGAAGTAGGTCTGCCTTTACTTGATGCTATTTTATCTTTGATTGTAGTATTCTTCATATTCGTAATAATCCAAATTCTTTAACTTAACATAAGCAATCGGTTTTACATTAACTGCTTTTCTTAAATACTTTTTTCTTATCAATGATAGCAATGTTGCTTTGAGTGTTGGAAGGGGCATTGTCCTTTTTGCCTGAATAGCAATTTCAATTTGTGAGATTGGGTCAGTATGGTATCTGCACCAATCCATAACAATTCTCATAATTTGCTTTTGGTTTGGTTTTAACATTGTCTATCTAGTGGTAGGGTCAAACAACAGTTAGGTAATCTTAACTGCTATGACAAGTTCCTGCCCAAGCACTTGGTTTGAACCCCACCATTAGTT